CCATGCCAGCAGATACCATTGATTTAATTGAACATTTAATCAGGGTCAATTCAGGTAACACCAGCACACAATCAGATACCAGTCTGAATCGTATCTCAGTTGCTACTTATGCAACAATTCCAAATAAACTTAATCAAGGTAAACCAATACAGATTTATATAGATAGAGCACAAGCAGCTCCTGTAGTACATCTTTATCCAGTTCCCGATGATGCTCAAACTTATACTTTATTTTATTACCGAATAGCACGAAT